CATTAATTTATTATTACGTATGACGGTGCAAGATGAAACAAATTTAATAAACTTAGCGACTCTAACAGATATTTACAATTTAAAAAGAGGCACTATTAACGCTTGGGCTCAACGCGGCTATTTCGATGAGTTTTTTCTTTACAAAAAAAAACATCAGTTTTTTTATAAACGCGCGGAAATTTGTAAATATGTTGAAGATCGCGTTAAGCTAATGAACAAAACCCGAAATAAAAAAATTGACGGATCAGAAGAGACAGAATCAGCTTCAGAAGATGATTCTGAAAATCCGACACTATCAGAATCAAAAGCAAAAAAAGAAAAATATTTAGCTTACATGGCGGAGCTTGAGTATCAAGAAAAAATCAAAACTTTTATAAAAATCAAATCAGTAAAAAAAGTTTTTTCTATTGTTTTAAAAATTGCAAAACATAATTTAACAGCAATCCCAGGAAGAATTGCGGCGGAGCTGGCTTCAATGACGGATATAAAAGAAATTGAAGAGCGACTTTTAAAAGAGATTAACGATGTTTTAAAAGAGATGGCGGACAGTGATTACAAAGCAAATTGAAAAAGATTTAAACGATTTCCAAAAAGAAAAATTTCTTTTTCGTGTTTGTATGCAAGCTCTTCAGCCAGATCCCTTGCATTTGACAGTAAGCCAGTGGGCTGATGAGAATCGAGTCTTAAGCACTAAATCATCTTCAGAACCTGGCAAGTGGCGCACGGATCGCACTCCATATCTACGCGAGATCATGGACTGCTTAAGTTCAAACAATCCAATCCAGCAGGTGGTATTTATGAAAGGGGCTCAAGTAGGCGCAACTGAAATGGGCAATAACTGGCTCGGTTATATCGTTGATATGGCTCCAGGCCCTGCTATGATGGTGCAACCTACAGTAGACATGCTACGCAGATTAACGCGCCAAAGATTAGATCCGATGTTTATTGAAACTCCATGCTTGAAAGAAAAAGTAATGGACAAAAAAAGCAGGGATTCAGCGAATACAATTTTTATGAAAGAGTTTCCTGGAGGTTTACTTTTGCTGGCTGGTGCTAATAGTCCAACTGGTTTAAGATCCGCTCCAATCCGATATTTATTTTTAGATGAGGTGGACGCGTATCCCGAGGATTGCGGCGGCGAGGGATCTCCAATAAAACTAGCAGAAGCAAGAACTAGGACATTCACAAGAAATAAAAAAATTTTTATTGTTTCAACTCCAACCATACAGCAGACATCACAAATAGAACCTTTGTTTAATGACAGCGATCAAAGGTTTTATTTCGTTCCTTGTCCATTTTGTGGCAAGAAACAAAAACTTATTTTTGATAATTTACGATGGGAAAAAGGAAAATACGATCAAGTTTATTATTCTTGCAAATATTGCGGGGAAGCTATCTCCGAGGGTCATAAAAATACATTTCTTGCAGATGGTGAATGGATTCCGACAGTAGAGACCAAAAACAAAAAAGCAAGAGGCTACCATCTGAATAGTTTGTATAGTCCGCTAGGATGGTATTCCTGGAGCGACATCGCGCGGGATTGGGACGAGGCTCAGGGCAATATACTCAAACTAAAATATTTTGTAAACACAGTCCTAGGCGAGTGCTGGATCGAACGCGGGGAATCTCCAGACTGGGAAAGATTGTACAGATTGAAAGCAAATTACTTACGCGGAACGGTTCCAAATGGCGTGCTTTTGCTAACTGCTGGCGTTGATATTCAGCGGGATAGAATCGAGATGGAGATTGTAGGCTGGGGGCAAAATATGCAATCTTGGTCAATAGACTATATTAGAATTGATGGCGATACTACTCAACCAGAAGTTTGGGCAAAACTATCAAAAGAAATCAATAGAATTTATAGTTCAAATGATGGCTTAACTTTTAAGCTGGACAAAATAGCAATAGATAGCGGGGACAATACTCAAATTGTTTATAACTGGGTTAGGGCTCAAAGCGATTCTAGAATTATTGCAGTCAAAGGGCGCGCGGCTGGCGTTGTGATGGTAGAGATCCCGCGAATCGTTGATATGCGCAAAGATGGGAAGCGGATTTATAGAGGCATGAAATATTTTCCAGTATCAACCAACCTTGTTAAGGAAGAGCTTTATTCGTTTTTAAAATTGGATCCTCCAATCAATGAAGATGACGGTTATCCGCGCGGCTATTGTATGTTCCCGACAAACTACGATACCGAATATTTTAAAATGCTTACAGCAGAAGAGAAGCGCCGCGTTACACGCGGCGGAGTTTCGTCATTTTCTTGGGAAAAAATCCGCGAGAGAAACGAAGCGTTAGACTGTAGAGTTTATGCAAGAGCGGCGGCGTATGTTTTTGGGATTGATCGTTTTGATGATGAAGATTTTTCAGTATTAGAATCAACTCTTCAAAATCGGAAACATAACGCAAGTTTACCGACTCAGCAGGTAAATCGCAAAAAATCGGATTTCTGGTAATATGTAAGATATGGCGACACTTGCAGATCTAACAGCGATTGAAGCGGCAATAAATTCTGGCGCGACAAAAGTTAAATATCAAGATCGAGAAGTTACTTATAACAGCTTGGCGGAATTGTATAAAATTCGTGATAGTCTTAAGCAAGAGCTGGGATTGAGCACAAACGGGAAAAGGCCCTATAGAATCCAAGCGGTTTTTGATTCTGGCTTATGAATATTTTTGACAAAGTTATAGAATATTTTGATCCACAGCTTGCAATAAGACGCAAGATGGCGCGGGAAGTATTGCAAAATAATTTTTCTTTTGATGGCGGCTCAAAGGGTAACAGATTTAGCACTTGGTATTCTCCGAGCTCTAGCGTCAATAGTTCAATGTCAGGTGTAATTCAAACGCTTAGGGACAGATCAAGAGATTTAGCTAGAAACAACCCTTACGCAGTCAAAGCTAAATCTAGCATTGGGGCGAATGTCATCGGCAAAGGCATAACAGCACAAATCAAAAACGATACTAATTTGGCGATGGCGGATCAGCTCCAACAATTATGGTGGAAATGGGCGGAAACCACAGATTGCGACAGTCAGAGCAAAGTTAATTTTTACGGGATACAGAGACAAGTTATAAAAACTATTTTTGAATCTGGGGAAGTTTTAATCAGAAAAAGACGCAGAAGATCAAACGTAAACAATTCAATCCCGCTTGAGCTTCAAGTCATGGAGCCAGAGTTTTTGGATGATAGCAAAGAATATTTTTCAAATAACGCAAGCGATAATTATATTTATAAAGGGATTGAGTTTAATTCTTTAGGGAATCCAGTAGCTTATTGGTTATATCCAGAACATCCTGGAGAAGATCGCTTAAGATCTTTAAATCATACTTCCGTTAGGGTTCCAGCTTCAGACATTATTCACTTATACCGAGTCGATAGACCTGGTCAGGTTAGAGGGATTCCTTGGCTAACTCCAGCGATAGTTCACTTAAAAGATTTTAACGACTATGAGCAAACGCAACTGGTAAGGCAAAAAATCGCGGCGTGCTTTATGGCTTTTTATAAAGACATTGATCCAAATTTAAGCGATCTACCTAAAAACGATCAAGGGCAATATATTGACAAAGTTACACCTGCTTTGATTGAAGCTCTTCCGCACGGGCGCGATATAGTTTTTGCAAACCCTCCGACAGTAGAAAATTATCAAGAATATAGCACTCAAATTTTGCGCGGAATCGCAGTAGGTGTAGGCGTTCCATACGAAGTTTTAACTAGCGATTATTCTCAGGTCAATTTCTCATCGGCAAGAATGGGCTGGCTAGAATTTCATAGAAGTATTGAGGAATGGCAAAACGATATTTTTATCGCTAACTTTTTACCTACCATCTGGGGCTGGTTTAGTCAGTATGCAGAGATACAGGGACTTGATACTAGAAATTCTTACGTAGTTTGGACACCACAGCGGCGAGCTATGATAGATCCATCATCAGAAATAAAAGCAATCAGAGACGAAGTCAGAGCTGGATTAAATTCTTTAAGCGGGGCGATTCGTGAACTTGGGCGCGATCCTCAAGAAGTTTTTGATCAGCTGGAAATGGATTTAAAAGAATTAGAACAAAGGTCTTTAAAATTAGATTCGATTCCATCTCATATGACGCAAGCGGGAATGACACAGCAAGAACAGCAACCAAATCAAAATTAGTGGTATATAATAAAATTATGGATTTAGTAAAAGATTATTTTGGAACTAATAATATAAAAGATGAAAAATTTTCTAGTCAAATGTTTACGCTTGATCCTGAAACCTTTGATACAGAGCAAAACACAATAAAAGTTAGATATACCAATAATAATAAAGTGTTACGTTATTCTTACGCGCGCGATGAGTATTTTTATATGCAATTAAGCTCAGCTCCAGGATCAGTAGATCTAACAAGATTAAATAATGGCGCGGCGGTAGTAGATTCGCACAATACTAGCGAATTATCAAAAGTGCTTGGGGCGGTGGTTCCAGGCTCAGCGACTGAATCAGAAGCTACTATAAAATTTTCGAATCGTGAAGAGGTCAAACCGATTGTAGAAGATATAAAAGCGGGAATAATTCGTTTTGTATCTCCAGGTTTTTTCATTCATGGTACAAAAGACGTTACTCAAGAGGGTGATAAATATCGCACTCTAGAAATAACTCGCTGGGAGCCTTACGAAATTAGTTTTGTAGCTTCTCCAGCGGATCCGCAAGCACAAACTTTTGATATCGCAACGGGCGATGTCGAAGAAATAAAAGAGGAGCAAAAAATGGAAACTGATAAGAATTTAGCTTCAGCGGCCCTTGATCTAGAAAAAATCAAAGCTGAAGCGATCAATTCTGAAAAACAAAGAGCAGATGAAATTTTCAAGATCGCACTAACTGGCGAATTTGGAAGCGATTTTGCGATGGAAAAAATCAAATCAAACAAATCCGTGGACGATGTCCGTAAAGAAGCGTTTGATTTACTTGCTGAAAAATCTAAAAAGTTTGAAGTTAATTCAAACGTAAGCGCAATTTCAGTAGGCGAAAACGAAAGCGAAAAAATCGAGAAAGCGGCGATGTCAGCACTTGAAGCAAGAGCTGGTTATGGCAAATTTGAAGCTGGAAACAAATTTAACAATATGCGTTTAATGGAAATGGCAAAGTTTTTTGCTGGTAAAAATGGCGCAAATATTGTTGATATGTCAGAGAGCAAAATTGCAGAATTCGCTATGCACTCGACTAGCGATTTTCCAAATATTTTGGCAAACGTAGCAAACAAAACACTTAGAAGAGCTTATGACGAAACCGAAAGAACTTTTTTACCATTCTGTAGAAGAGTTACTTTAAACGATTTCAAACCAGTAAATAGAGTCCAACTAAGTGAAGTTCCAACTCCAACGATTGTTACAGAGGGCGGCGAATTTAAGCAAGCTTCTGTAAGCGATGGTAAGGAAACTTACAGTTTATCTACTTACGGCGAAATCATTTCTATCACTCGCCAGACAATCATCAATGATGATCTATCTGCTTTTGGTAGAATCCCATCTCAAATGGGAGCGGCGGCGGCGCGCTTAGAGTCAGATATCGTTTACGCGATTTTGACAGGCAACCCAAATATGGCTGATGGTAACGCTTTATTTTCTGTAGCTCACGCAAACCTTACAGACGCTTTACTTTTGAACTATCACGCAACGCTAAATCACTTTAAGCAATTCGTGAAAATGTTTAGAACTCAAAAGCAACTCAAAGGCTCACCTATGGCACTATATCCAAAATTCTTGATTGTAGGGCCAGAGCTTGAAGTGGACGCTAAAAGAATGTTACTTCCAATTCAGGGAGATAGCGCGACAACTGCTAACATTTTTGCTGGCTCAACTTCATTGATCGTAGATCCTAGAATTACTGATTCTAGTTACTACGGAGCTGAATCGCCAAATGTAATTGATACTATTGAGTATGCTTACTTAACTGGCGAAGAGGGGCCTCAAATTACTACACAAAACGGTTTCTTGGTGGATGGCGTTCAAATCAAAATGAAACTTGATTTTGCGGCAAAAGCTATAGATTGGAGAGGTTTAGGTAAATCGACTAATAACGATACCTAATAATTAAAAAGGAAAAATAAATCATGAGTACAAATCAAATTCAAGCTGATGGTTCAAACATTTCTTTAGCGGCTCCAGTAGGTGGAGTAGTTTCTGGTAATGTTTACGTTATTGGCAATTTAATCGGCGTAGCTCTTCAAACAGCGGCGGCGGGTGATCCATTCGTACTAGTAACAAAAGGCGTTTTTGAACTTCCAAAAAAATCAACTGATGTTTTGGCGGTAGGCGCAAAAGTTTTCTGGGACGTAACGCCTGGCGAAATTACTTCAACTGCAAGCACTAACTATAAAATTGGTGCAGTAGTAGAAGCGGCTGGTAATGCAATTACAAAATGCAAAGTTAAACTTAACGGCGTTGATGTAACAGTAGAAGCTTAATGTCTTGGCTGGATCTAACAGATGGAGTAATGCGCGCGGCTACCAATGTTTTTGGTGAGCCAGTAGTATTTACTCCATCTGGAGGACTAGCTACTAACAAAATTGGAATTTTCAGAGACCAATTTTTAGAAATTGATTCTCAGACTGGGTATCAAGTTTTGACAGATCAGCCAAACTTAGGAATTAGAAATTCTGATTTTGCAACGCTTCCCGCTCAGGGAGACAGTTTCACAGTTAGAAATATTAATTATATAGTTCACACAGTCCATAGAGACGGCGAGGCGGGAAGTACAATTTTACTTTATAAGGCGTAAATTATGACAATAAGCAACTATTCAGAACAAAATTTAGCAAACTGGC